CACTGCCTATCAGCAGGATCTGTCGAAGTGTCGCGGCATGGTGTTCCACAAAGACGCGATCGGTGTTCTCACCCTGAAGAACATCGGCCTGCAGGTCACGCCCCAGGGAGGGGATTTCAACATCATGTACCAGGCCACGCTGATGGTTGCTCGCATGGCGATCGGCATGAGCGTGTTGCGGCCTGAGTGCGCCGGGGTCATCGAGATCCCCTAAACTCCAACCGATCCCGATGGGTCGATGGGGAACTGCCCCCTGCCGTTTTGGCGGGGGGCTTTTTGCTGGCAGCGATAGCATGAGGACTGCACCCCTGCAGGCCAGTCGTGCCGATCTCCAACCAGGCAGTGACGCCGGGCCGCACGACCCTGCTGGAAGCGGTCAACACCCTGCTGGCCGTGATCGGCGAGCAGCCGGTCAACACGCTGGAAACCCAGCAGATCGTTGAGGCCTCGATGGCTGAGCGCACCCTGCTGGAGTTCCACAAGGAGGGGCAGGTCAACGGCTGGAGCTGGAACAGCGAACAGGCCTACGAGTTCACCAAGGACAACAACAACGAGATCGTGGTGCCGACCAATGTCGTCAGGTGGGCCGCGGATGCCTACGAGTGGGCCGGCCGGTTCCAGCTGCGCGGCCAGCGGGTGTACGACCGCGAGAAGCGCACCTATTCCCTGGGCAGTGATGTCACATCCCTCAAGGCTGATGTGGTGTTCCTCTTGTCGTGGGACGAGAGCCCTGAAGCGTTCAACCGATGGGTGACGATTCGCTCAGCGCGGGTGTTTAGCGGTCGCGTGCTGGGCGACTCCTCCTCGTTCAAGTACACGGCGCTGGATGAGCAGGCGGCGCTGACAGCGCTGCAGGCGGTTGAGATGGATCAGCTGCAGGCGAACAGCCTGACCGGCGGTCCCGGGATGAGGCCGTTCCCCACCTACTCGCCAGGTCTTGGTCTGCTGGGCCGCAACCGGGGCTACCTGCGTGGCTGATCTCGTCTCCTATTCCATCCCCAATCTGTTTCAGGGGATCAGCCAGCAACCGGATGCTCAGCGCGACCCCACGCAAGGGGAGGTGCAGATCAATGGGATGAGTTCTGCTGCGGAGGGGTTGCGCAAGCGCGAGGGCAGCAGCTGCATCGCACGGGTGAGCACCACCAGCTTCGGCGACGTGTTCTTCCATCAGATCCTGCGCGATGCCACCGAGCAGTACCTGGCGGTGATCAGCAAGACGGCCATCCGGGTGTTTGATCTGACGGGCGTCGAGCGGACGGTCACTGTCGCCAGCGGTGCGTTCAGCTACCTGTCGTCGGTGGTGAGCGCAAAGGCCGACATTCGGGCCGCCTCGATCGCCGACTACACGTTCATCAGCAACACCAAGGCGGTGCCAGCGATGGACACGGCCCTGGCGCCTGCTGTGGCCCGGCCAGCCGCGAACGAAGCGCTGGTGTGGGTGAAGGCGGCCAACTACGGCCAGCGCTACACGCTCAACATCAACAGCCAGCAGGTCACGGTGGCCACCGCGGTGGCGCCTGTGGTGGTGACTGGCAGCCTCACCATTGAGAACCGGATCAGCAGCGCGGAGATTGCCGCGCAGCTCCGGGCGGCGATGCTTTTCGGGGCCGCCACTGCCCTGACTTTCACAGGATCGGCGACGACCCTGAGCACAACGAAGACCGGCCTGCCCACCACCACCGATGGCGACGGGTTGGGGTTGCTCGTCAATGTGACCGGCAACGGCACGGCGATCACGGCGACAGCGATCAATGCCGGCGGGGCTGGATACCAGGCGGGCGCCAAGGTGTTTGTGGCCCGCTACCTCCTCGAAGGGGGCACGGATACATCCCCGGTTCAGGTGGCAACGGTGAGCACCGCCGCGGCCGGCCCGCTGACGGGGGTCACGATTGCTCGCAGCGGTTCGGTGCTGCATCTCACCAGCAGCAGCGCGATCACGCTTGCTGCCACCGATGCCAGAGCAAACGCGGACATCACGGCGATCACCAACAGCGTGCAGGCGTTCACCGAGCTGCCGACGATCGCACCGTCCGGCTATCAGATCGAGGTGGTGGGCGATCCGGGCAACAAGTTCGACGGCTACTACGTGAGTTTCGTTTGCCGCAGCGGCACGTTTGGCGAGGGCAGCTGGCAGGAGACGGTCAGCCCCGGGGTTGAGTACCGGATTGATCAGGGCACGATGCCGCATCTGTTGGTGCGGCTGCCAACCGGCGCGTTCTGGTTTGGCCCGGCCAATGGCGCCACCGTGAGCGGCGTGACGATCCCCACCTGGGGGCAGCGCACTGCAGGCGACTACGAGACGGCTCCCGATCCATCGTTCATCGGCCAGCCGATCCAGGACGTGTTCATCTACAAGAACCGGCTCGGGTTCCTGGCAGACGAGAACGTGATCCTCAGCCGGGCGCGGGACTTCTTTGAGTTCTTCCCGGAAACGGTCACGGCGATTCTGGATTCAGACCCGATCGACCTTGCGGCCAGCAACAACCGGGTGAGCGTGTTGCGGTACGCCGTGCCGTACCAGGACGAGCTGATCATCTTCTCCGATCAGATCCAGTTCCGGTTCAACGCTGCTGAAACCGTGCTGACACCCAGCACAGCGCAGATCACGGTGCTGACCAGCTACGAGATGGATCCCAACTGCCGGCCGATTCCGGTGCAGGGCACGATTGTGTTCTGCATGGCCAACGGGCAGTGGAGTCAGTTCCGCGAGTTCAGTGTGCGCGGCGCGGGCACTGCGCTGATTGCGGATGCGTCGGATCTAACGATGGCAGTGTCCAGCTACATCCCATCCGGGACATTCAAGCTGACGGCCAATGATACGGGCAATGCTTGGTTTGCTATCTCAAGCACCAGCGGTTACCAGAAACGGATCTACGTCTACAAGTACCTCTACCGCAACACCGGCGGCGGCGTTGAACGCGCCCAGTCCAGCTGGAGCCACTGGGAGCTGAGCGGGGCTGACGAGATCCTCTCGATCCTGTGCGTGGAGGAAGTGCTGTACCTGCTGGTGCGGTACGGGACGGAGGTCTGGCTGGAGTCGATGCCAGTGACTGACCGGATGACCAGTGCCAGCCCAAGCCCTTCGCTGCTGCTGCTGGATCGGACGGTGACCACAACCACGGCGACGCCTGTGGCGCTGCGCGTGGCGGCCGGCACCTACAACGCTGTGCAGAACACCACCACCTGGACGCTGCCGTACACCATCCAAGCGCTGACGCAGGCATGGAGCGGCTGGAGTGCGACGGTCAACGGTGGCGTGCTGCTGGGGCAGGCAAGCAGCGGCAACACGATCACAGCATTTGGCAACTGGAGCACGGCGCCGGTGTTCTTCGGGGAGGCGTTCACCTTCCGCTATCGGTTCACGCGATTCAAGCTGTATCGGGACATCGGCGGCGGCAAGACTGCAGCCAATGTGATGAGAACGCAAGTGCGTCATGCCAAGTTGCGTTACCACGAAACCTTCTATTTTAGGGTGCAGGTGATGGCGGAACGGCGCGATGCGGTTACTTATACGTTTGATGGCACGATTCTGGGCAGCCGCAATTCGCTGATCGGCAGCTCGCTGAACCAGGCCGAGGCCGAGGCGATGCGTTACGCCGAGGGGGTGTTCCGCATCCCGATCAACAGTCGCGGCGAAAACTGCGTCGTTGAGCTGCTGAACGACACGCCACACCCCTGCAAGTTCAGTTCGTGCGAGTGGGTGGGCCTGATGACCGGCCAGGCGAGGAGCCTGCAATGAGGTGGATTGAACCAACGCCTGCAGGGGTGCAGCGCATTGCCGAGCGGATGCGTTACCAGGATCGACTGGAAGTCCTCTACAGCCACCAGCTGACGGCAGAATTGGCCGTGCAAGAGAGCTGGCGCATGTCCTCAATCTGTCGTTGCATAGCTGCAGAAGACGGGAGCGCTGTGGGCATCTGTGGCGTCGGCGGCGACGGGGGCAGCGTGATCTGGCTGCTGGCCACCGATGAGCTGTTGGCCACTGCCGGCAATCGGCGTCAGTTTCTGCGGGAAGGCCGGCGGTGGGTGGATTCGCTGTTTGAGCGGCACGGCTTCCGGTATCTGGAGAACTGGGCGCTGGCGAGCAACCTGACCACGCTGCGATGGCTGCGGCATCTCGGGTTCACGATCGACACGCCTGAGCCGATGGGGCGCAGCTGCCAGCTGTTCTGCCACTTCTGGAGGGCAGCCTGATGGTCTTCCCCTACGCCCTTGCAGTTGGTGGCGCACAGGCCATCCTCGGAGCCTTTGGAGCCAGCGCCGAGAGTGCTGCCGCCAAACAGGACTACATGAATCAGGTGGCGTTCCAGAACGCCAACACTGAGTTCGCCAGGTGGCAGGCCGGCTTCAGCGCCAGGGTTGCTGATGCCAACTCCCAGTACAACTACTGGCAGGAGACGGTCAACTACAACCAGAACCTGGCGTACAGCCGCAGCTTGCGGAACTACGAAACGCTGAAGGCGATCGCGCAGGCGGATCTGGTTGGCGAGACGCGGGCCGCAGCTGGTGCCGCCTATGTGAGCAGCAGCGAAGCGATGAGCCAGCAGGCCAGCGAAGCCTCAATGCGTGAGGCCGTGGCCATGCAGCAGTATCAGGTTGCCGCCCTGAAAGCACGCGGGCGGGCGATGGCAAGCGATCAGGCCGGTGCGTCAGTTGACCGGATGATCAACGACTACGTGCGCCAGGTGGGCGACTACCAGACGATCCAACAGATCAACGAAGGGTTCCGCACCAGGCAGTACACCCGCGAGCAGGCGGGGCAGGTGGCTGAGTACCTGAGTCGGTACAACTCGCAGACCTTCTACGAGATGCAGCCGTACATGGAGCCGGTGGCACCGTTCGCGCCATTGCCAGCGCTGCTCGAGGCGCCGGCGCCAACGATGACAGGTTCCGGTCCTAGCGGTGCCGCGGCGGCACTGCGCATTGGCGGCGCGGTGCTGAGCGGCGTGCAGACAGGGATCAGCACCTATTCCACGCTGAAGTCGTACACCGGCGGCGGCGACAAGGGCAAAGGCAAATGACACGCAGCGATCTCGGCCAGAACCAGATCATCCCGGCAGCACGCCCGGTTGATGCGTTTATTCGTCCTGCCCAGCAGAACGTGGCCGCGCCAGCCCAGCTGCAGATGATGCCCAACCCTGGCGGCATCCGCACAATCGGCCAGGGCAGCGGCGGCAATGTCGGTGGCGTCAACCAGTGGCAAGAGCTGGCACAGGCCCTGGCGCCATTCAGTCGTGATCTGGTGAAGCTGGGCGGCGTTGGGCTTGAGCTCTACGCCAGCTCTGAGTACGAGAAGGGCCGCAGCGAGGCCATGCGTGCAGCAGTGCTGGCCAACCAGCAGATGCAGCAATCACAGGCCCAGTACGCCGCCGAGAACCGCAAGCTCGACAAGGCCGATCCGATCGCGGCAATGATGATGGATCGGGTCAACCCGTTCCGAGAAGGCGGTCGTCAAAACTCACTGGCGCGCGTCGCAGGGCAGAGGATCCTGCCGGCCGTGATGGACCGCTATCGCAACACCCCCAACGTGGCCGAGCTGGACATCGGCTCGCCGGAGTTGAAGCGGATCGAGGCGCAAGCGGTTCAGGATGTCGTGCAGCGTTTTGGGCTGAACGAAGGGTCGCCCGGCTTCATTGAGCACGTCCTGCCGCAGATCGGCCAGGCCGGCATGAAGCTCTACGAGCGGCATGTTGATGATCGGGTCAAGCACCTCAAGGAAACCTCTTGGCGGCAGGCGTCAGTAGAGGTGGGCGCGATTTACGAGCGGGCGCGCACTTCAGGCGAAATCGAATGGACTGAGTTCGATCCCGTCAGCGGCCGGCAGATCAAGAGGGTTGCGCAGCTTGGCAAGGACCGTGCGGCATGGGAGCGCGGCATCCAGATCCTGGCGGCTCAAACGGGTGACCGCCTGGCAAACGAAACCGGCATCACTGGCGAGCCGAGCGCCCTGAAGCGGCAGATGTTTGTCCGGTTGGCAGAGATGGCAGAGCTCAGCGGCAACCCTGAGCTCAAGCGGATCCTGCTGTCCACTGAGGTTGGGCCGCCGGACAAGAACGGGCGCAGGGCGCTGGCTGGTGAGTTCTATGGCATTGAGATGTTTGAGGAGGGCAACAAGATTGCCCAGGCGACATGGCAGCAGCAGCAGCGCGCGGCCGATCAAGGAGTCCAGACCTTCGAGTCTGAGCTGGCTGTTGTCACCCAGGGGATGCCAGACGGCCCGGAGCGCGGCCAGGCAATCAACAATTTGGTGAGGAAATACCAGCGGGCGGGCGTGCCGCTGAACCGCCTGATGGAGTCCACCAAGAACATGAGCAGCACGCTCGATGCGGTGGCAGGGCGCAGTTACGACCGATCCGGCATGGATGCGCTGCTGATGGACATGCAGGGGCGCGTGGGCCCCTTGTGGGATCCAGAA